ATCAAATTAAGCAGTAAGCCGGTCATAAAACCGGTGGTTGTAAAAGAATTCGGTGGAGCGGTAGTTCAGTCGGTTAGAATACCTGCCTGTCACGCAGGGGGTCGCGGGTTCGAGTCCCGTCCGTTCCGCCACCCTAATTAGGGGCGTAGTTCAATTGGTAGAGCACCGGTCTCCAAAACCGGGTGTTGGGAGTTCGAGTCTCTCCGCCCCTGCCAGAAATCATCCTTAGCGAAAGCTAAGGATTTTTTTTATCTGAAATAACCCTCTCCGAAGTAAATCCTTCTACCGGCATCCTTGCCAGCCATTCATATTAATACACTTCATCCAGCACGTTAATTTTCAAAAGATCGCGAATCAACGTATTTTTATCGCTATTTTGCAGCCATATGGCATAAAGCGGCCGTGAAAGTGTTGTGCTATCGACAACGGTATGCAGGCCGCCTTTTTTACGCGCCCAGCTGACGGGTAGCCAGGTGCAACCATTAAGCATCGCAATCTGTTGCTGTGCCAGTTCAGCAGAACTGGTTGTCAGAATGGGCACTTCGTCAGCACCGATCAAACCTGCCTCATGCTGTTGAAAATCTGGCCCCCACTCAAGTCGCAGATAATTAAGATCTCCCTTTAGTTTTGAAGGGGCACTGGTATAAAGCGCTAAAGTGAAATATCCCAGCAACTGACTACTAAATTCGTCCATTTTGGGCGCTTCAGTGGTAATAAGAAGATCAAGCTGGCGTTCATGCAGCTGTTTTACCAGAGACTGCCGTTGGGCAATTCGCGCTTCGAACTGTAAGCCTGTATGGGCATCCTGATTTTGATACAAGCGTCCCAGCCACTGATTAAGCATACATTCCCACAACGAGGCGCTGGCACCGATAGAAAACTCGTTATGTCGTGAGGTATGCGCCACCTCCTTGCGGGCGGCCTGCCAGGTGCTCATGAGCGTTTCTGCATAAGGCAGTAGTTTTTCACCGGCAGCGGTTAAACGGATATTGTTTCTGTGGCGGGGGAAAAGGGTCACACCCAGTTGATTTTCCAGTTGTCTGATTCGAAAGCTCACTGCTGACTGGGTCAGATAGAGCGATTCAGCCGCTCGACCAAAGTGACGCGTTCGGCTAACTTCCAGGAAAGTTTTTAACAATTCCGTATCCACAGTGCTCTCCGCAAAATTATTTGTCGTTATGATTTAAATGTTTTGTTTTACACTCTGTCAAGCGTAACTAATACTCCGCGCCATAACTAGCTCGGTCAAAGAATTAGGAGCGTGCAGGATGGCGGAAAGCTTTACGACGACTAATCGATATTTCGACAATAAACATTATCCACGTGGATTCTCTCGTCATGGTGATTTCACCATCAAAGAGGCACAACTGCTTGAGCGTCATGGTTATGCCTTCAATGAGTTGGATCTTGGCAAACGCGAGCCGGTTACCGAGGAAGAGAAACTCTTCGTAGCAGTATGCCGTGGCGAACGTGAGCCAGTGACAGAAGCAGAACGCGTGTGGTCCAAGTATATGACGCGTATTAAGCGTCCAAAACGTTTTCACACCCTTTCCGGCGGTAAACCGCAGGTTGAAGGTGCTGAAGACTACACCGATTCTGATGATTAATAAAAAGGGCGAAATGCCCTTTTTTTATGTCAGTAGTTTTTGCAGATGGATGAGCAAACGGTCAATCGCACGATAGCTAACTGCCTCCTGCAAATGCTGACGTGTGATAATGTCAGACTGATCAATATCAGCAATGGTTCGTGCAACTTTCAATAACCGCTGCCAGGCACGAATCGATAACCCCAGATGGATCAGTGTTCCTTCCAACCACATCGCATCTTCGCTCTCAAGTTTGCAGAATTGGCGTATTTCCGGACTATCCAGCCAGGCATTCAGTTTATTCTGCCGCTTAAATTGGCGCTCTCTGGCGGCCATTACGCGTTGTTTAACGGTGGCGCTGCTTTCTCCCGGCACTACCGTTTTACTCAAAATGCCGGGGGGTGGTAATGGGATCTCCAGTGAGAGATCGAAGCGGTCGAGAAAGGGCCCCGAGAGCCGGTTGAGATAACGTAATGTCTGTTCTGGCGTGCAGCGGTTATGGTTTCCCTGATAATGTCCGGTAGGGCTGGGATTCATCGCCGCAACAAGCTGGAAACGGGCTGGATAGGTTATTTTTGCTCGCGTGCGTGAAAGATGGATCTGCCCGGATTCAATCGGCTCTCGCAAGGCATCCAGTGTACGCCGTTCAAATTCAGGTAACTCATCAAGAAAAAGCACGCCGTTATGCGCCAGCGAAATTTCACCTGGCCCTGGAATTGCACCACCGCCCACCATCGCAGTTAACGACGCACTGTGATGAGGTGAGCGGAACGGGCGCTGCCGCCATTGTTTTTGTACTGACTCAGCATTTACCAGACTTAATATCGCAGCGCTCTCCAGTGCCTCTTCATTGCTTAAATCTGGCAACAGGCCATTAATACGGCTGGCGAGCATTGTTTTACCTGTTCCCGGCGGCCCAATCAGTAAAAGGTTGTGCCCGCCAGCGGCGGTAATTTCCAGTCCTCGCTTTCCTTGTTCCTGACCGACAACATCACTGAGATCATGTTGTAGCGCCCGGGATACTGCATCAGTTGGTTTCGGGCGTTCGAGAGCGTGCTTACCTTCCAGAAACGCACAGACAGCTTGCAGATGATCGGCTATCAGGCATCCTTCACCGTTAATTAGCCCCACTTCATCTTCGTTATCTTTCGCGACGATAATTTTTCTGCCCGACTTAATAGCTTCAGTTGCACTGGAGATTGCACCGGGAACGCCACGCAGAGCGCCTGTAAGAGCCAGTTCTCCGACTAATTCATATTCATCTAACTTATTGGCTGTAAGCTGTTCTGAGGCCGCCAGCAACGCAATGGCGATAGGTAAATCATATCGTCCCCCTTCTTTTGGCAGATCGGCTGGAGCAAGGTTGATGGTGATTTTTTTCGCCGGATATTCATATCCGCTATTTATAATTAAACGCTCATAACTAATTGGATTTAAACGACAAATAACATCTCAGATAACTTTAAAAATCGCAAAATGACTACACCAGTAACTACACCGTTCGGTGCACTGTATGAAACAACGTGGAACAAATAGACACAAGAAATATACAGACGGGGCATCTTTCCAGGGGGAAGCACGCCAATTCATGAGGGGCGTTAATGTCGACATGGGGATCCCCATATCGGCATCATGCCCACCAGCTTGAAGTATTTTTCGCGGGTGTAAAAATTTGACGGGGCGGGCAGTCCCATAAGCAATGGGTTGTAGGGATTTCGATCCCACCTCCTGAATGCAATTTTTCGTATATATATATATACAAAACAGTGCGGGTTATGCGGGTTAGCGGGTTATCTTCGCTTGCTAAGTATTTTTTATTCTTTAATATCAATGCGTTAAAAAATGATGCGTTTGAATATTAGCCAAAACGTAACCCGCGAGACATTCAAAATAACCCGCAAATACCCCCCAAATAACCCGCAACCCCATCAGGAAAATGGGGCCAGTGATGCCACCGAACGGCTGAAAATTGATAATCAGGTTGCTGGTGTGAATACTGTCGCTTTAACCTACGGTAATTGTTCTGCTTCGGTGCGTATCTTCTCCGTGGTCATTTTGACCATGCACCACACGAAAAAAAACGGGGGGTATTAAACACCCACTCTATTTAAATACCGTCTTTTTGTCACTGTGTGTCACAGGTTGTCACTCTCCGTCACGGTATGTCACCACAAGTTAACGTCGTAACCGCTCCGGCTTCTTCCAGTGGTAAGTAATTTTTTCTTTCTCCTGGTACATCTCCACGCGGCGACGATATGACAACAACTCCAGAACTCTGGTGCGTATATTGCGTATATCCACGCCGTTAAGCTCGATACCGTCACGGCGCATCACCTCAGCCACCACACGCGCGTAATTTTCGGCTATCACGCTGTCCGGCTGCGTGGCCTCCTGTTTGCCTGCTTCCTGGCTGATTCCGGTAACGCGGCGGATTATTTTTAGTAGTTCGGTTTCGCTCATTCTCGTCATCCCCCATCAAACCCCGAAAGCCGCTCTTTGTGGCTGTCGCTCATATCAAATGCAAATTCCTCATGCTCTGCCTGGAATGTGCCAAACGCCATCAGAGCCGCAACGCTCGGGTCTATCTTGTTGGATGATTTTTTCTTGTTCGGCTTGATATTGGCGTTCGCGTCACTCTGCATCACAACATTACTCATTGACCAGGCCAGCACCGGATCGCCACGATGCACAATCAGCTTCCGGTTAACAAAAACTTCGAACGATTTCGCCGCCGGACTGAAACGAAGGTATGTTTGCGGGAACGGCTCCACCTCAAATCCTGCCCCCTGTAGCTGCGTCCTCAGGTGCGTGGCGTTCCATGTATCGAAGCCCACCAGCCTGATATTGAAATTCTCTGCATCCGCCATGATGTCATCACGGATACGGTCATAATCAATGCAGTCACCCGGTGTTGTGCGTATCCAGCCCGCCTTTACCCACTGGCGATAGATGGCGCGGTTTTTATTGGCGGGGTTCTGTAGCTGAAATTCAGGCAGATAGTGACGGGAAACCAGCATAATCTTTTTACCGACCGGAAAGGCATAGCACACGCTGGAAATATCGCTGGTTGATGATAAGTCCAGCCCCGCGTAGCACTCCTGCCCGTATAAATCCGCCTCCGCGAACGTTCCGGCGCACTCCGCCCATGCACCGTTACCCATCCACGGCGTAGCCCCCTGACACCAGATATTGAATCGCTTGGTGAGCATTTCCACCCACTGCGACGGAATACCCCGCGCTTTCTGGATGGTTGAGGCCAGTTTTTCACGATCGACGGAAACATCGATATTGGGATTCGCCTTTATCCACATCGCCGGATCGTCAACCTCGCTTTCATCATCCAGCTCGTAAATCAGCACGAACATGGATTCGTTCACCTCTTCACCATCCAGTATCTGGCAGCAATAGTCATAGTGTTGTTTACAGGCTGAAACAACGTTGCTCCCCGATGTGGTGATGGCAAATAACAGCCCCTCCGGACGCGCCCCCATTCCCAGTTCAAGCGCGGAATAAACCCCGTTGTCAGGGTGCAGGTGATATTCATCCACAATGGCAAGACTCGGGTTTGTACCTTCAATGGTTGCCGCTTTTGCTGCCAGTGGCTTTAACAGGCTGTTGGTTTTCGGGTGTATCACCTTGTGTGCCTGAATATTTACCCGCTTTCGTAACGGTCGGGATAAAAGGCACATCTGACGCGCATCATCAAACACGATCCGCGCCTGATCACGACTCACGGCGGCGGTGTAAATATCCTGCTGCCCGTTTTCCATAACCAGAAACCAGTTAGCCAGGATAGCGGCGACCGTGGATTTGGCATTTTTTCGCGGCACTTCAATGAATGCGCTGGTGTATTTGCGCCGTCCGGTGGCCTTAACCTTAAAGCCCAGGATGCACGCAAAGGCGAACTGCTGCCACGGCTCCAGCTCAATGGGGCTACCGCGCATTGCGCCTTTTACGTGCGGACACACCCTGGAAAAGGCAATAAACCGCTCCACGACCTCCGGATCGAACGTGTAAAGGGGGTTTTCAAGGTCAGAAAAATACCGTTTAACGGCCTGTTTCAGTCGTTTACAGGCCGTAATTTTGCCGTTTTTTACGCCTTCTGCGTACTCATGCCAGGCGGTCAAGCTCGTCCTCTTCCTCTGTTTCCGGTGGATTTCTGCGGCGACTTACCGGGTCAAAACCCAGCAAAGAAGCCATTTTGATCATTATTCTTTCAGCGTCAGCCTTTGCGCTCAGGGCGGGGTTTCTGCTCTCGCTGCCCTGACTGTTAACAATGCTGAACCCGCGCGTGGCAAGGTCTTCGACGGCTTTGCGGTATATGGAGTAGTTAACGCAATACAGCTCCAGATTGCTCCAGTCGGCGGGGGTAAGGTCTTCCCGTCCGGAAAGCTGGCGCGATTTTTCCTTCCACTGCCTGACCGCGATTTCATCCAGGTAAGCGGGGGCTTTTGGTGGTCTTGCCATGTTCTTTTTTCGCCCAATTATTTTCAAAAAAATTCCCGTGCACAAAAATTTGAGGAGGCGGTCGGTGTCCGGCAGGGACGGTTTCGTCCTGAAAACCACCCCCACCCCCTCTGACGGCCTCACCAGCGATTGCGAAAACATTCCATGACCTCGCGGTCACGGTCGGTTAATCACTTCGCTGTGGTGCGTTTTGTGCGCCCTGTCCTGTTGGCTTTGTGCCCTGTCTCCTGTGTCTTCCATGTGTCACGCTGCCTTATCAACCCACGTATCAGCCTGTTTTGCTCCTGTTCAGTCATCATCGCCATACATCCAGTCGTTACGGTGTGCCGCCCGTTCTTCCTGCTCGCGATACATGCCCGCCTTACGGTTCGCTTTCGTGGCGGGATCTTCCCGTGTCGTCTTACGGTTGTGGCACGTCTGGCACAATGCCTGGTGGTTCCACTCAGGCCAGAAGAGAACATCACCTCCGCCATTGATGGGAATGATGTGATCCACCACAAGAGCTGGCGTATAAATCCCCTTAACCAGACAATGCACGCATAACGGGTTTTTACTCAGGTACAGGGCGCGGTATTTGTCCCACTGTCGGGAATACCCGCGCGCGCGGCGGTGTCCCCGTCTGGCATCCTCTGCACGCCATACAGCCCGCCTGTGCTCTTCACACTTGCCGGACTTCACGCGCTTATTACAGCCCGGCTCAGTGCATCGCCTTAATGGTTGCCACGGCATCAGTACACCCCTACATCACGATAAACTGACCAGAGCGCAGAAATAGCCATAGGCAGTTCCGAGTGCTCCACTGGTGAAACCGCTTCCCGGTTCTCGTACAGGAAAGCGATGTACATCAGGCAACCAACACGCATTGCCGGGGTAAATTCCAGCCCGTCTTCAAAACGTTTCCCGATATGCTTCTGGCAGGCTTCCAGCGCCGCATCGGTATACATTTTCAGAAGTTCGCCTTCACCGGATAAATCATCATCAAGTCGAAGATGTGCCCTGACTTCATCAGGTGTAATTCTGGCTTCACTCATCTTTTCTCCCTTTAATTTCCACAGTCTGTTTCCATGCCTGGCTGAACTCATCACCACCTTCACGCGGCGGCATACCCTCGCGTTCGCGAGCTTCGTTCGGATTCATGATCCCGCTCTTAATCCCTTTCTCATACGTGGCATAACGTTCGGTGGGTGTGGCGCGCAGTAAATCGGCTGAATCAAACTCAACCAGATAACGGGTACCAGGTACGGGAGAAGTCACCAGCAAAGCGGCCTTGATTTGCTGTTCGAAGTTCGCCAGCCACGGGCGCATTGTCATGGTCAGAAATGCGCGGCTCGCCTCACTGAAATTGCTGTAGGTGCTGTTGCTGTATTCCTGAAGAAAAATCGGCGACACGTTGAACATCCTGGCGATGTCTTCAATGGAGAAGCGACGGGAGGCCAGCCATTCCGCATCCTGGTTACTCATCCCCAGCTGCCTGTAATCCATGCCCCCTTCAAGGATTGGCGTTTTTCCGGCATTTTTCGCCCCCTTGTAGCGTTCCAGTGCGTCTAATGCCTGTTTACCTTTCACGCCGTCCAGCCATTCACCTGACGTGATAATCCCTGCCGCCATCATGCCATCTTTCATAATGCTGGCTCCGTGACGCTGTTGAGCAAGGCCAAGCCCCAGCGCCTCACGGCAAATCGTGACGGGGGAACGCCCCAGAAAGCCATCATCCGAGGCATAGCGGAGATGCAGAACTTCTTCCTGTAAATACGTGCGCACCGTTCCTGTACAGGGTTCGGTGATGGTATAGCGGTATTTGTGTGTGCCTGTGCGTTCCGGTACAACACACCCCGGCGCATAAGGATGAAGTGATTTTGGCTGCCCGTCCCGCCCCCACTCAATAACCGCATAGGCGTTACCGTTCAGCAGGCAGTGACGCATCATTGTGCGTTTAAACTGGTAAGGTGTCAGGCACGAATTAGGCTGCTCATTCAGCAGAATATCTACCGGGTGACTGTCCAGCCATTCCCGCGCCTCTCTGCCCTTATCATTGCGTACCAGATACAGGTAACACGGCATCGTGGCCACCGCCTCAGCGATGACAGAAACCGCGTTCATCACAGCAGGCAATGATTCAGCCGTCCCGGCAGAAACATATTCTCCGGATCCGGTATTTGGTACACCAGACAACGCCAGAAAATCATCAATGGACAGGTTACGCAGATCGCTTTTTTTACGACTAAAAGGCCACCACATATCACAACCCCGCCAGTTCGGCCCAGCGATGACGATTATTTCCTGCCGGGCGTAATTCAGGGTACTGTGCAAACAACGAACGGTGGGCAATCTCCACGCCGGATTCGGGATAAGCAGGCATCGATGTTATCGTGATTTCACGGAGTTCTGCGGCGGTTACAGTACGCAGATACGGTTTTTGCGCGATATTCCACTCCTCGCATAATGCGCGAAAGCCAAAGCTCATTCCTGTAATATCGCCACGTTCCACCAGCGTAAGCACATCTTTTCCAAGCTGGGTATTTGGCGGTGTCAGTTCAAAACGTAGCCCGGTGTTATCCTCAGTCAGTACCAGTGAGCCGGATTTGGTACGCCCCAGCAGTTGGGTATAGTCATGCTCATACAGACAGCGCACATCATTACCTGCCGCCAGATAGTCAGCAAAAGCTCCCGGCGTGAACTGTTCGCGAAACTCGTCCCAGATAATTTCTGAAAGGCTGTTCCAGCGAACGGCATAACCCACCAGTTTTTTATCGCTGGCGGTCAGTTCAGATGTACGGATTTCAAAATCGGTGTTTTTCATCGGTGTACTCCATAAAGCTGAAAAAGGAGGCCGAAGCCCCCTTTGCTCATTACTTGCCAGCCTGAATTTCCAGAATCTTGATGGCGTTCGAATCCACCACACCACCGCCCAGATATTTCTGGGTATAGATGTTAATGAATCCAGGCTCGCTGAAATCCGGACGGGTACGCGTACCGGTTTTATGGTCAACGATGAAATAACCGCGCTTAAAGTCACCGACTGCAATCACACCGTCTGGCATAAATTCCAGATATTCAACCGGAAGCCCCAGCAGAGAATCAGGATCACCAGCCTGTAAACGATCGCGCCAGATGTAATCACCAGTGGCATTTTTCAGTTTTTGTGCGGAGGCGGCTGTATTTGAGTTCATCACCCATACAGCTTTTTTGCGGTACTTATTGCGCAGCGTAAATTTCAGGTCAATCAGCATATCGGCGCTGAGACTGCCAGTCACTTTTTTCGTCTGGAGCGTACCGAAAGGACGGGTTTTGTCATTATCCGTAGTGCGCGGGAAAGTCAGGAAACCTTTGGCTTTTTTCTCGCCATCACCGGAAACCAGATCCGTTTCTTCGGTATCAACGAAAGTGTCGCCAATTTCAGAAGATAACCAGCCCATAATATCGACTTCGGAAAAATCGATAATTTCCTGAGTGGTTTTCGGGTAAGCGTAGATCGGATACAGGCGGATACTGACTTCATTCAGTTTTGGGGTTGCCGTCTGGTTACGTGCCGCACCTTCTTCGCCGTGTCCCACGACCGCACCCCCGGCAGAAACCAGTTGCTTAAATTCATTACTGTGAATGGTTTTAACAGTACAGATTTTACGCATCACCGACTCATCAGAAAGCTGACGCATAATTTCTCTGTTCAGTTCCGGGATAACCGTATAACCACCATCAGCCGGAACACTGCCGGACAGGTTGCGGGTTTCCCCGGTCAGAATGTAAGAGCGTAGCTCATTTTTGGTGATTTTATCTTCGACGGGAACACCAGGCTGGTTACGTTCTTCATCAGCCACAGACTCGAGGCGGGAAATTTCTGTGTCGAGGGAATCGGCTTTTGCACGCAGTTCATCAAACTGTTTGCCTTCGTCATCGGTTAGACTGCGGTTTTCACTGTCGGCTTTTTCCAGCAGGGATCGCATCTGGTTTTTCAGGGCGGTTTTTTGCTGGCGGAGTTCGATTAATTTCTTCATGAAGGTTTTCTCGCATTGGTTAAGATTCAGGACGTGAAACCAACACGGGGGGAGCGCCGCCCGACACTCTCGGCATCTCGCAGATCAACCCGGCATCGCGCAGGGGGTCAGGCGGCATTGTGGCGGCTCACGTCTGAGTGCCACACGCCAACATATACATAAAAATCAGTATGTAAACATCAGCCAGAATCACCGAACAACCTGGAACAACCACGAACAAATAATTTACAAAACCTGAAAAAAGGCCCGGAAAAAATCCGGGCCTTTATCGCTTTATTGTTTCACTGGCTCCCGCATTCTGCGTCTTATTTTCCACAAATATTCGATCATCGCTTCCACCTGCTCACGGTTGGTTGCGAAAATTTCCCCGGTCAGTGAGCTACGCAGAAAATCATGATGATCCACAAAAAATAACGCATCGGAAGAAAGCAACCGACGATATTTTTTTGCTGTCGTGGTTTCCAGATCATCAAAACCATGAAGCTTTTTATGTTGCTGAACTTCTTCAAATGTCACTGGCATGTATCCCCCTTTGCTGCCCGGCGCTGGCGCTTGTGCTTCTCATTCAGCACCATCAGCCGTGTTTCTGCCTCCTGCTGTTCCTGTGGTGTCACTTCCCCACATGGCTGGCCTTTCAGGTCGTAACGTGCGCCACCAGCTATCAGGGCGCGGTAATAGCGCGGAGACTGCGCATAGGATGCCAGCGTCGCACGTAATACCCCCGACCCGAATGCCAGCCCCCTGACGGCGATATCCTGCATCAGGTCGTCGAATATCCCCACCTTAAGCGGCTTCGGTGCTTTATGGCTGAATAAGTCAGGCCACATCTCAGTGAGGCGGTTAACGCGTCGGCGGTTTTTGCGCTGCCTTTTGGTCATATGCTGCCACGGTGTCGCCCCTGCGGTCTT